CTGAAGGGCTGTACGGATCACTGCAAGTTCCTCGTGGGTCACTTCGAGTGCGACGTTCGGATTGCTGATCTTGGCCATTTCGCTCTTTTCCCTACTTCCATTGATATAGACACGGCGTTACAGTTTCAAGTTTCTAGGCAAAAATACAAGCGTGCGCCACATCACAGAAACGGCAATCGAATCCAGGACTGGCCGGGAAGTCGCCGGCCTTCACTCCCGCATCCATCGCCGCGTACCGCTCGCCCAGGTCGTCAGCGGTCACCTGGTCCAGCTTCACAGGCCGGGAAAGCCTGCCGTCCTTGGCCAGGTACCAGTCCGCGTCGTTGACCTCGACGTCGTACAGCTCCCTCACTGCGATGCCGTACGTCTGGAGTTGGAACTTGCTCTTCATGCTCCCCGTCTTCAGGTCACGAGGCCGTACAGCGTCCTTGACGGCAACGAGCTGATCTATGTACCCGCGGACCTGCACCCCTCCCAGCTCGATCAGGAAGTACAGCTCAAGCGCCGGCTCCCCATCAGGCGTGCGCCAGATGTCGGGGCCCTTCTCCTTGGCCCACTCCACGTAGTAAGCCGTCTGCTCCTGGCCCAGGGCGTAACGGCGCTCGATGTCCTCGCCTCCGTTGTAGCGACCGGCAGACAGCCACCTGTCGGTGTCGCTCTCCTTGTCCAGCGCCTTGTTCGTCAGGGCCGCGTACTCGTCTGAGAAGAGCTGCACGGCCTCCTCAGCGGTCATGGTCCGATCCGACCTCTCGAACGCCTCAGCGGCGCTGTGAAAGGCCGTGCCGTGGTGCGACCAAGCGGCCGGCACCGGGATGACGCGCTCCACCCGCTGTAGATAGAAACGCCACGCACACTTTTCGTACTGCTCCGTCTGACTGACCGAGCGGGGTTGAGTCTCAATACTCAAGCGAGTACCACCTTCGCGTATCGAATGATCTTGAATGAACTGCTGCCATCGAGCTGGGCATGTGGTCGGTTGATGCTCACGTGCTCGACGTCGACCATGAGCGCGTGCTCCAGCTCGGCCACGAGGGCGAGCACTCGGGCCTTGCCCTCCTCCGCTATCTGGTCGGAGACGATCACGTCCACGTACTCAATGAAGGTCCGTGGCTGGCGCTTCGAGTGGGCCTTCGTGCGGATGATCAAGAGCCCGAACGTCTCGTCGTCCTCAGCGCTCTGCACCTCCGTGCACTCGTCAATCAGGTCAAGGAGCTTGGCGCGCAGCCTCCGCTCCCCTCGCAAGGCTGTGAACTCACTGAGCGTGAAGCCTCGCTTGAGGCCGTAGAGGTCCGGGATCGCGTGTTCATGCGGCACGTCTTCCTTGTCTCGGACGTGCGGTATATGGCCCCCCAGGACCACCCTCGGGATCGCACCAGAGTCCTCGACTCCCAGCTCAAGCGTCATGAGCGCTCCCAATGGCCCCACCCCCCTGCGGGGGTCCTGTCCGATACGTGTCAGGAGCCGTTGTGAAGCTCCTGTGAATCAACGTAGCAAGGTTAGGGACGCGTTAAAACCCCGAGTTTCCGCAGGTGAGACCGCATGACGTGTTCGGTGTCACATACAACCGTCTTACTGATCTTGAGACTGTGACACTGGGCGATCAAGGTTGGTGCCAATCGGGCAGTACGGACACCTACGGATGAGTAGCTTCCGCTTTCGACTACAGTGCGTAATCAGTCAAGGAAATCTAAAAGTACAAGACGCAACAACGCCCGTACGGTAATGCCGAACGGTGTTCGGCCATGAAAAAACCTCCCGCCACCTTTGGTGTGGGAGGTCTACGCGCGGGGATTGGGCGAAGTCTAATCCGCGGGCTCGTCCGGAAGATCCAGGGACTCACGGAGCTTGCCGGTAGGGAGTTCACGGTCCTCGGGCCAGCGGATGACCATGCGGCCGTCTGACGGCTCCCTGGGCAGGAGAACCCAGGGCCCGCCTGGCATCCCAGGCTGGAGGTCTAGAACGGCGTTGTGGGACCTGATCAGCCGCTCGAATCGGGCCGCGGCAACGAGCTGACTCTTGGTGAGTGCCGTGTCCCCCAGCTGCCGACGCAGGAAAGCATAAAGGTCACGCGCACGATTGAGGTGAATGAATTCTCCGCGCCGTGTCTCCGCGACAGGCCAAGCACCTTCTAGGATTTCAGTTGCCTGAGTCCGAAAAGGAGCACGCTGAATACCCAATGCCTGAAGTCGCATATTGACAGCCTGAACCGTGACGTCGAACTGCGCGGCAATTTCCTTATCGGAAAATCCGTTTCTGTAGAGCTTCAATAGCTCCGGGTTGTCCGGCAGTTTCGTCATCTTTTCCGAGTCCTGTCAGTGCGGTTTCATCACTAATGGCGGTCAGTGAGTTCGGTTTCATCACTGGTGGGCATGGGTGCTGCGATGTTCAGACAAGCTACAGCCTTCGCCGCCACACTTTCAAGCCCCATCCATCCAGCGACCTGGGACGGAGCAACGTCACACCTTGAGAGTGTGACCTCCGTCTCACTTAGGGCATCAGCTGCTACAGACTCCCGACTTTCACACCGACGTACTAAGTGAGAGAGGGAGCGAAGCGACCGAACGAACGAGAACCTAACTAACTACATATGACAACTGTTTAGAGTTCAAGGACTACAAGGTTGTAGACGTTTTTAAAAGTCATACTTATTGAGAAAACTTCTCCTGTTGATCCTCTGTTGAGCGCAACGTGCTCCAGATGGGCATCCAGGAGACGGCCCCGGCTGCCAGACCAGAAACCGGCCGGGGCCTTAAACCTCAGGGGGGAGGGGACGTGCCACGCGCCAAGAGCATCTGCCTGACGACGGGCTGTCTCACCCCGACCGTGAGAGACGGTCGCTGCGAAGAGCACCAGCTCCGGAAGAGCTGGAATAGAACATCTGCTCGAAATGCTTCGAGACCTGCTGACTGGTCTCGGCGTAGGGCTCGGACTCTCGCCAGGGACCGCTTCACCTGTCAGAGGTGTGGGGCCAAGGAGCACCTTGAGGTGGATCACATCGTCCCGGTAGCCCGCGGAGGCTCGTGGGAGCTGGACAACCTTTGGGTTCTGTGCCGGCCGTGCCACAAGCGCAAGACGTACAACGAGGACCGCTAAGCGGTCCCGGCTGCGATCACCGCGACCCCACCGGCCGAAGCCGGTGGGGAGGCGACTCTAAAGCTTGGTGCAACGGCATCTCAGCCTGCGGCAAATGCTACAGCGCTGATAAGCCATGTACTCCAAACACAACCGGGCGAAAACAAGGGCTTCCGCAACCCACTGAGCGCTCTGTCCAAGGCTGGACATGGGCGACTCCCTAAGGCCATGAGCATTCCCAGAAGGTCCGCTCGGGTGGGATGGATGTTTGTGAGACAGGCCGATCCCTACCCGCTGGCCCGGCTATGGGGGGCCGGTCGGAGTCCTTCCATTATCCCACTGCACGTAGCCCACCCGGTCCCTTGAGGGCCGGGTTTTTTCATTCCAGAACCCGCGGAGGCTTCATGACTGCTGCACGTGTTTCGATCCCTGTAACCCTGGCTGACCGGTCCGGCGTCGTCCTGCCGGCCGCGACTCCCGGCGACGCAACGAACTTCAACAGCGTCGTCAACAGCGGCACGACGCTCCTCATCGTGAAGAACACCGGTGTCACGTCCCGCACGCTCACGGTCCATCTGGACCGCACCGTGGACGGCTTCGCGGCGGCGCCCAGGACCAAGACCCTGGCGGCCGGTGAGACCCAGGTCTTCGGCCCGTTCGCTGTGGCCGACTACGGCCCGATTCTCCACGTCGACGTGGACAACGCCGAGCTGACGATCCAGCCGGTTCGCATCTGACCCACCACTTAATTCATTCCTTCAGGAGGTCCCTCATGCCTGCCCAGTGCAGTGGCGCTTGCTTCGACTGCCCCTATGACTTCTGTGCCCCAGACACGCCCGTACGGCGTCTCAGCAAGGCGGCACGGCGGAACGGGTGGCGTCAGGACGTGCTTGACGAGCTGGACGAGTTGGGGGACCTCTACGGGCTCGACCCCGAGGCGGTGAGGCTTCCATGACGCGAGGGCCGAAGCCCAAGGACAACGCCATCAGACGCAACAAGCACGAGCACGCACAGACGCTCTCAGGCTCGACCACAGAGGGCCGTGCCCTCCCTCCGGGTCTCGGCATCAAGACTGCCGGCGCCAAGAGGTTCTGGAAGACCTGGGCGACTTCGCCGCAGGCGGCCCGGTGGGCTGAGACCGACTGGGCAGAGCTTGAGATCACCGTGAAGTTGGTGGACGCCTTCTATGCCGGTGACACCAAGTTGGCCGGTGAGATCCGGCAGCGGGTTGCCAAGTGGGGCGCCACGGTCGAGGACCGCGCCCGCTTGCGCATGTCCATCGAGGACGAGGACCAGGACCAGGCCGAAGAGATGGCCGCGGCTGAGTCCACCACACCAGACCTAGATGCGGAGCTGTATCGACTCCTGTCCGAGTGATGAATTGAGGTGACTGCCCTTGCAGACAGGTAATTTGCCTGAGGGGGTTCCCTCACCTAAGGAAACACTCGGATACGAGATCATTCGATGGGCTCAGACGTACATCGTCCAGCCGGATGGCGAACGAGCGGGCGAGCCTTGGCAGTTCACTAAGGAACAGCTGAGATTCGTTCTGTGGTTCTACGCCATCAATCCGGATGGCACATGGAAGTACTCAGCCGCCACCCTTCGCCGGGCCAAAGGATGGGGCAAGACGCCTCTCCTCGCCGCTCTGGCCATTGTCGAGTTCATCGGCCCTTGCAGGTTCAGTCACTTCAACGCTTTCGGCCTCCCGGTAGCCAAGAGGGTTGCGCTGCCTACGGTCCAGATCGGTGCCACGGCATACGATCAAACGGAGCAGACCCTCGAAATGTGTAGGGGAATGCTCTCGGAGTCTCCAGCCGAGAAGGAATACAGCCTCGACATCGGTAAGGCCGTTGTTCAGTTCAAGTCTGGTAAGCCCGGCTCCATCAAGCCGAAGGCGACTGCCGGCCGAACCAACGAGGGTAACCGCCCGACCTTTGCTCTGATGGACGAGGTTCATCACTGGGTGGGTTCGAATGGTGGCCCGGACTTCTACCAGACCATCAAGCGAAACATTGAGAAGACCACTTCCGCGGGCTCCCGTTGGGTCACAACGACCAACGCGTACAACCCCAATGAAGACTCGGTGGCTCAGCAGATCCACGAGTCAGACATGGTTCGCCAAGGCTTCTGGCTGTACGACTGCATCGAAGGCGCTATCGAGCAAGACGAGCTGCGGGACTCCGAGAAGGTCCGCCAGGCGCTCATACAGGCGTACGGAGACGCCACTTGGGCCGACATTGACGGCCTGACTCGAACGATCCTCCACGACCGTACGACGCCTGACAGCACGTACCTCCGCTTCTTCTTCAACACCATTGCCGAGAGCAGTGACGGTTGGATGAGCAAGGCCGAGTGGGATGAGTGCTTCGAGGACCAGGACCCCATCACGCCGGGCGATCAGATAGCCATCGGCTTTGACGGCAGTATCCGCGGAGACAGCACAGGCATCGTGGGTTGCCGGCTCCGGGACGGAAAGCTGTTCATTCTCGGCCTCTGGGAAAACCCGAGAGACCCGAACCGGCCCGACTGGGAAGTTGACGTTCTCTCTGTGGAGGCCGCTGTTAAGCGGGCCTTCGAGACGTACCGGGTCGAGTGGATGTATGCGGACCCACCTTACTGGCAAGAGAACATCGGCCGTTGGGCCCTTGAATGGGGCGACGACCACGTATTCGAGTTCTGGACCAACAAACCTACTCGGATGGTTCAGGCAGTCGAGAGATTCCGTACCGCTGCGATGGTCCAAGACGTCAAGCACGACGGAAACGACGACCTCACGCGCCATGTGTTGAATGCCGTAGTTCGTGAGGTTCCTCAGGGCTTTCTCATTCAGAAGGACAGTCCGAGGTCCAAAAAGAAGATCGACCTTGCTGTGTGTGCCGTATTGGCGTTCGAGGCCAGGGCGGACGCCATAGCGGATGGGCGGCTTAAACGACGACGTTCAAGAGTGGTGGGTTTCTAGATGAGCCTTAACAGCATTGACACTTCGCCATCTGAAGTGCCCGTGGGCCTGGCGCCGGCCACACCGGACCAGTGGCTCGACTGGCTTTACTCCAAGCTGGCTCGTCGCAAGTCGATGTACCAGGTCTATGGCCAGTACTACGACGGCTTTCACCAGCGGCTCATGTTCTCGCAGGTCCGCCATTTCGATCAGTTTCACAGCACCTTCGATACGTGGCGAGACAACTTCTGCGGAATGATCGTGGACTCGGTGAACGAGCGACTGGCCGTTGAAGGCTTCCGTATGACGGATGAGCCTGACGCCGACAAGGACGCTCACGACATCTGGCAACGGAACTTCATGGATGCCGAGTCGAATGCTGCAATGCTCGATTCCATGATTCAGGGCGTCTCGTACGCCGTGGTGTGGGCCGATAAGCAGGCCCAGCCGACCATCACCATTGAGTCCGCTGAGAACTTCATCGTCCAGTACAAACCTGGCAGTCGCCGGGAGTTGGACGCCGCAGCGAAGTTCTACTACGACGACTGGGGCCGGCAGTGGGTAACCCTGTGGCTCCCCGACGCCGTTCACACGTTCGCCAAGGGCACGTTCTCCTGGGAGCCCTCTGAGACTGCGACGAACCCTCTGGGCGTCGTTCCGGTGGTTCCCATCACCAACCGGTCTCGTCTCCTGCGTGATCCGGTCTCTGACCTCCACGTGGTCATCCCGATCCAGGACGCCGTCAACAAGACGGTGGCTGACGCGCTGGTGGCCTCGGAGTATGCGGCCTGGCCCCAGCGGTACGTGACGGGCCTGGAAATCGTTGAGGACGACCACGGCAAC